TAGCGGAACACCTTTGCCGGGGTCGCAAGGTTGCACCATGCCAATTCAGCACACGCGAAGTTGTCAACGGTCTGCTCCTTGTCCCACACAAGGAAATGCTCAGTTGTCGGCAGCGGTAGGTTGTTCATGCCCCACACCACCGCCAACGGAGCAACCCTAAGCAATACGGTTAGCTGTTCAGCAGTCGGAGCATCGTTATTGAAACCGCCATCGGCTTTATTTATCATTCTATCGCCATTACCAATGCCCTTCGAAAACCGCTTGATCCCATACGGCGGGTCGGTCAACAGCAGGTCGAACCGGCCCAGTGTCGGCACGATCTCGCGGCAGTCGCCGTGGTATATCGTTACATAGTCGTCTTGGTAATAAGGTTTCATGCTTCCACCATTTGTTTTTCGTCTTTTCATTTCTGTTTCCTTCTGAATCTTGTTCCGGATATAGAAATAATTTCTTTTGGTGAATTGGCAAGAAATTTTTCCAATGAGGTACAGAACCAAGTTTTTCCAGTTTGTGAATCGCGAATACGCAAGTCGTGTTCAATACCTAATGTTGTGCATATCATTGGTTTATGCCTATCCCTTTTGAATACCAAAGCAGGTTCCGTACCTACTATACATTGGGAAACAGCTTGTTGAAGAAAAGACTGGAAAGTTGTTTCTTTACTGTTTCCGTCTATCATAGACAGAATATCCCATTTCCCGTAGCCTACCTTGAATTCAAATGTAAAGATACCAAGTAAAGGTTCCCCGACAGGGTCTATGGCCTGCATATCACCATTCTGACCATAGGTATCTTTACCTACACTTTTTCTTACTGTGGCTCTTGCACCGGAACCGGCTGTACGCCAGAATATGTCGTCACGCTCACCCTCAGACCACCACAAAGAAAACATTTTACATAGTTCACGTTCAAATGAACTTCCTTTTTGAGATCCCTTAACCATGATTTATGTTTCCTTTCTGGTACAAATTGTCATCTCAACCACCTTGGATCATCCGTTTCCAAGTACGTTCGGATCTTCCTAATGACTTCATATCATAATCTTTGCATACTTGATGAAACTTATCTTCATTGAATTTTGTGAATGTTTCCGGCCACATAGGTTTTGTATCAGCGTGAGGAAGTAAAACCAGATGAATGTTCTTTTTTACCACATCAAAATACTGGGAACTGATTTTCTGATATGCTTTTGTATTCGGATTCAATTCTTCAGCAAGGTATTTGGTAATGGTTTTTTCACCTATCCCTTCTATACCTTTTATATTATCTGAAGAACATCCGGCCACAGCTTTTACCAAATCCCAATCAGCAGGCTGGATATGATATTTTTTCTGAAACCAGTCCGCCGTAAAGAATTGTTGTTTGGTAGGATTATAGATGTTGCATACATCCAGCATCTGAAATAAATCTTCATCGGCGGTGACTAAAGTAACAGAATCAGATAATCTATAAAGATCCAAAGCAAGCCTTGACATAAGGTCATCGGCTTCCAAACCCTCCTGCACAAAACACTGGGCACCTAATGACGGCAGAATATCTTCTTTCAGAATTTCTATCTGAGCATACAGGGAATCTTTGTCATCATCTGTGTTTTTTCTATTTGCTTTATACGAACTGCACATTTGTTTACGCACGGATGTCTCAGAATCCCATGTAAACAGCACTGAGGCATTAGTAAACCCCAACTCATGGTAAGTATAGGCTACATCCGATAAAAACCCGTAGATAACGTCTGTGGCCACACCATCGGTTTGTAGACCACGCTTACTGTAGTGTGCCCTGTAGCACATATAGTTACAGTCAAAAATTATTACCTGTTTAAGATTAACCATCCAACGACTCCAGCCTGTCAGCAATTACAGTATCAACTTGGTCGATAAGATCATTGATGAAATCATCAGCTTCATCCGTATTAGGTTTTACTTCCGATTCTGCTACAATTTCCACAGTGAAAGGTTCATACTGTGATTCCTGTACTGTTTTTGCAATCCTTACCTGCATAATCAATCTCCATACTTGCTTGCGCGATTAAGTTTAACACTGTTCTCGATCTCATTCCATGTTTCACCAACCAATTCAGCTACAGTATCCTGTAACCCTCTTTCCTCTATCTGTCCGATAACTTTATCTATTGTACCATTCAGATCCAATTCCGGCACAACTATAGTACGCTTTTCTTTTTTCCATACGTTATTAGCAAGAAGATACTCAATATTACTGGAAATATCGTCTACCCCGTAATCATAGTAAGTCTGAAAATCTACATCACGAATTTTTCCGGTTTCTTTTGTCTTGGAAACCTTAGCCATCACGTTACTACCGATAACCAAAGACTTACTTTTGATTTTCTGTTTACAGGACAGCCACATGATATGACTTGAATAAAAATCAAGAGCACGTCCACCAGCCCGTGTGTATTTCTTAGCAAAAGACATTCCGATGTTATCACGGACTTGACTGATAATTACCAACAAACTCTTGGTTCCTTCAAGCCTGTCGTTAATCCCTCTCATAATTTGGGAATTACGTTTGGCTTTACCCATCCCGTAGGTACTTTTAGTTTCGTTACCTTTTTTTCTTGCGGCAAGGTTTTCTTCAATAAGTTCCTGTTCATCTTCCCATGTAAGGGAATCCATACTGTCAATCACGTAAATAAAAGGCTTCCCCCCAGCAAGCATATCATAAAGATTTTCCTGCCAGTCTTCCACTGTATCTGAAGGATCATTGTCTACATACCATTCAGCTAACCGTGAGGCTGTTTTCTTTCCAAACAAATATTCCAAATTGAAAGAATTAGCCGCTTCCGCATCATCATAAACAAGATCATAATTATCAAAAGCAGGATTATTGGCGGCTTCTGCAAGCATGGTTAAAGCAAGCAGTGTTTTCCCTGTATGGGTATCACCGATAATATTAACAATCCTTCCAAGACGAAATCCGTGAAAAGGGTTATCAGTGTTGGCGAGATTAAGAAGAGTACAGCCTGTACTCAAAAAAGACGGGTTTTCTACTGCATCATTTTTTCGTTTCATTGGATTCCCTTTCTGTTTGTGGATAGTTTTGTAGACAATCAAATATAACTATCTACAAAACTATCCAGTCATGGGGGAGAAGGACAGGAAACCTCCATGACTGGATGTCGAGACCTTCGTTTCCCGACTAACGCCGCCTGCGCCGTCTTGTTGTGCGAGGTTCTTCTTCCTGTTCTTCATCCTCATCATCACGTTCACGGGAACGTGAACGGGATTCAGAATCATCGTCTTCTTCATCCATCTCAAAAGGAGGTGGTGTATCCATACCGTGAAGAAGAGCCTGTACCTGTTCCGCCGTCAATTCAACAAGACAGTCATCAAGTTTGATTTCCGACTCACTGAACTTATCAGAAAGATCTTTACGTTCTTCAAAATCCACACGGGTAGCTTCAAGATAAGTTTTCCCAGCAAATTTTTCTTCACTCATACGGATTTCAACCGTAAAACCCTCTTCAAGATCCCAGAACAAAGCAGTGTCATCATCACGATAACTGACTTCTTCATCCAGTTTGGCACCGAAGTTGTAGTAACTTGTATCCAGAACTTTTGCGGAACCTTTATCCGCTACCACGTAAAGTTCACGTTCCTGTGGACGTAAAGCACCAAGAATACTTTTATCAGCACCCTCAGCCGTCAGCTTTGCTCTTTCCTCACACACAGGACATGATTTACCAAAACTGGTAAGACAGATGATTCTGCGGTTTTCCGGCCCGATATTCCTGTGCATCCGATAAGGACGGCGAACCCATAGTTCCCCTGCCGGAATTTCATCCGGATGATACTTTCCTGTTACTTCATAAGGAAGAAAGTCAAGAAAGTTACGTCCCTCATCAAGAGACATAAATTCAACACCATCCGGCAATTGGATATGATACGTACCTCCGGAAGAACGCCGTTCATCTGCACGTTTACGCATCCGTTCCCGCATCTTCTGCCTGTCAATTCGTTTACTCATGTTTTTTTCCTTTCGATAGCGTCAAGTATTCCTGTTGTTATTACTTTAGCACTCTCATAAAGAGCCATAAGTATCAGCACAAAGCCGATAATAAAGATTACAGCAACAGAACAAGCATCAATCCATGTCATGTTCTGGCCCTCCGCATTTTACGACGGCTGGACTTTCTTACTTCTTCTTTGCCCTCTTCTTTTGTATCAATACTTTGCTGTGATTTAGGTTCACTGCCGAAGTACTGAAGTCCATAAAGTTTAGTCAGATTTTCCAAAGCACGACACCGCTGGTCGAGCGCCTTTACTTCTGCTGAAGCAATTCCGAAAGCCTCTTTCAGCTTAAACATTTCCACCATTGCTTCACGGTACTGATCACATGATGTGATAGTATTGGAAACCTGTGCTTCCGTAACTCCCCGTGATCCAGGAACTACACCGAAACTGTCTGGGGATTCACGTATCTGCCTGTCCAGTTCAGCTTTAAGCTGATCTACACCTTCTTTAGCCCTATCATATGCTGAACGTGTCATAGTTTCCTTTTCACACGCCTGCATAAAAAGAGTTGGCTGTCGTACCCATTCTTCATCTAGTTTGTTCTTGTTAATATCCATCTGCATGTTAGTTTCTCCTTTCTGCACTACTATACATTGCAAGTAAATTCTATGAATCATTCATAGCATCAAAAACTGCCATAGCTAACTGTTCTTTTGGATCATTAAAAAATGGATCTCTGAAACACTCCATAATCATCCTTGCTCTATAGCTACTGTCACTTACTGTTTCGTTTTTGATACACGAAGCACAATACCTCATTACCATTCTGCGTATACCTTCGGGGTCTTCTTTGGATAGATTTTGAACCAAAGAAACTACCTTTCCCCAAGATGCTTTTTTTACCAACGCACGGCAAAGTTCAATAACTTCTGTTTCTGAATCTTTAATAGAAGAAATATGGCCATCATTACCAATGTATTCTTCCAGTTTAGTTAAGGCTTCTCTTGGACAGCCATCTACCATGTTGGCTATTTCTATGAGATCTTTTTGGGGGAGTGTACACCCTTCTGCTGTACTTACATCTTTTAACAGTTGTGATATTTGATCACTCTGTAAAAAGCCTAGCTGAACTTGATAACAACGAGACCTTGTCGTTTTTAGCAGTTCCTGCGGGTCTGTAGTACATAGAAAATAGAAACAAAAAGAGGTGGGTTCCTCTAAAGGTTTCAATAATGTACTTTGCGCATACTTACTAAGGCAGTGAACCTCATCTATGATAATAGCAAGGTTTTCTTTACCTAATGGTCTGTATCTTGAAAGTTCTGCTACAGAACGAGCATCATCAATGTTACGCTTGTCAGCACCATTTACCTCTAAAATTTCACAGTCAATAGAATTAGCAAGTATTCTTGCCAAAGTAGTTTTACCACACCCACGGGGGCCGTGAATCAGCCATGTATGGGGAGGTTCTTTTGCTTTTATTGTTTTTAGACAAGACTTGAACAGGTGCTTGTCACCCATCATCTGATCTACTGTTACCGGACGGTATTTGTTTGCAAATGCCATACACTATTCTCCTTTACTGATAAATGATTTCTAATCTTAATGTTAAAGCAACAGACAATTCTGTTAATGATCCTACAGAATTTTCGTAACCCTTTAGCATATAAATTGCATCACACTTACTTAGGGCAATCAGATCTCTGATAAAAATCCTTTTGAAATCTAAACTTTTCGGAGCCTCATCCCAGTTATGGTTTTCTGGTAAAGCAGATGGAACAAAACCCTCCATCATATCCAACCGAGCAGGATTGGTAACTATATAGTGACCTTTTAAGGCTTTTTCAGCTTCAAAAAAAGCATCGAAGTTATAATTCTTAATACCCCGCATCGGCCCTGCTATGTAAACTTTTTTTCGCATAATTCAAATCCTTAAAACTTTTTCCAACCAAATACCGAAAATTTTTCCTGTTTGTTTTCCTCTGTAACCTAAAATTTCTCTATTTTCTACAATACCATCAACAGAACATTCAATAGATGAAAGATTTCCTAGAATAGGTTCAAAAGTTTCACCTACTGTTTTTACTTCTCCGCTGATCCATTGAGAAAAACTGACAACATTATCCATGTAACCACCTCTATTTGTGTATATCTACTTGTTATCTAATACCCTTGTAAGTTCTTTGTCGGTCACAGCCTGCATTGCACTATAGCATTTGCCATTGTATCCATTTCGCTTGATAGCCCGCAATAGGTGTTCCAGTATTTCAATACGTTCTATTAACTCGGTTTGCATATCGCCATATAGCTCTATTGGTATCATATCGATCTCCCTTGATGCCCAATGCTTTGTGCATGTAAAGCACAATACGTGCTCAAAACTTTTTTGTCAAATGTGCTTGACAAGTATTTTTATCGTGA